CGCATGTTGGGTGCATTGTAAGTTTGCTCGCCGCCCATCATATATGGAGGCTTATTAGAAATGGCCATGTCTTGACCCCCTTGATTGCTTGTAAGTAAACCGCCGCCGGGTTTGGTCGCGGGCAGTGATGTTATGTCGCCAATGTCAACGCCAGTGAAGTCGGCCAAATCCTGCAAGCGAGAACCACGCCACTGCGCAACGCCATATGTGCCTTGACCGCCGGCAAGAGTGTTGCGTGCGTCTGGGTTCATATCCTCATAACTCTCAGCCATCAGGCGGCCAGTGATGCCGGCGGCTTGCTGCGGAGTTAAGCCCTTCTGCGTCAAGTATCCGTAGGCGAACTTGGCGTTTGGCGATATTAAAGCCTCGTTGGATGTGCCATCGGCCATTGCTGCGTAAACGCTGCTTGCGTAGTTGCGAGCCTTTTCATCGCCAGCACCGCCGGAACGCTCATAGTATTTATCCCACAAGGTTGCGTAGTCTTCTGGCGAAGACGCATTGGCTGTAAGGAACTTGCCGAAGCCAGATTTTTCCTTTCCCTGCACTTCATTCCAGAGAAAGTCCATTTGCTTTGATAGTGGGATGAAACCTTGTGGCATTACATAAATAACCCCGGTATCTGAAGGTAGCTAAACAAGCCGGGGTTTGCGCTTTTCGTCGTTGTTGATGCCCCACCTTGCTGCGCAATCCCAAGCGCAGCCAGCGGTGCTTGAAGGGATTGAGCTGGCGCACCAGTATATCCAGCGTATTGCTGTCTCGCCGCGTCGATAAGTGCTTGCTGGATGCCTTGCTGCAACAGACCCTGCTGGGCTTGCTGCTGCTGGATTGCTTGGCTTGTGCCAAACGCCTGCTGGCCGAGTTGACCCATTTGAGACGCAGCGGCAAGGCGAGCCTGACGGTCAGACATCGCAGCCTGCAACGCTTGGCTGTAGTTTTGCTGACGCTGCTGCGCCGCCATGTCTCCAGCCATGCGGCCATATTCGCCAGCCATAACGCCTTCAGCAACACCTTGGCGAGACCCGCCGAATGCGTTGGCCGCAGTTGCCTGCGCGCCAAGCGTGTTCATTGCCATCTGACGTTGCCGCTCAATGTCTTGCTGAGTGCGGTCAATGACTGCGCTGGTGTACGGGTTTGCGTACGCTCCGACATTTAGCGGGTCTTGCATGGCTTTCTGTGTTGAGCCAAGCGCGCCTTGCAATGCGCTTGCGGATGCTTGGTTTACGTTAAAGCCCTGCTGTTGAGGCATTACAGCTGGCTGGTAAGTAGCCGCAGGTTGCGCGACTGCTTGAGCTGGCTGGACCGTTGGGGCAGCTGCTGGCTGGACATTGCTTATGCCGCCTTTGCCGCCTGCGGGCATAGCCTCTGTCGTAACGGGTGTTCCACTACCACCTAATGCTGCGCCTGCTGCTGCGCCTAGTGCGCTTGTAGGCATTCCTGTTCCGCCTGCCATTTTACACGCCTTTCCTTATTTTAGCTCTTAACTCATGTGTCATAATCATTTCAAACCTGCGAAGTTGCCTGCGGCGTCAACATAGTATTCAGTGCCATTCGATAGCGCTCTTACTTCCATGCCTGTAGAGGTAGGCTGCCGGGGAGGCGAGGGAAGCGAGGGAGGCAGGGGAGGCGGGGGAGGCGGTTGAGGGCTGGAGGGCTGCAAAGGCTGGGAAGCCGCTGCTTTTTCCTCTTTCGCCTTGGCCAGCATTTCTCTTGCCTCATCGGCGCGCTTGGGTTTGCCGATTAAAACCCCATCTAAATAAACTTCTCGACGGTCGTCTTTGTATATAATCCCGGTTTCACCGCTCTGAAGACTGTCCAAAAGTTGCGCTTGCTCGTAGCCAGTGTCGCCCGGCCCAGCAGGTCTGTCATTGTCCGTTGCGTGGGAGTATGAGGTAACTTTATTTTCCACTGGTGGACCCGTTACGTTCAATCCGCCAAGAAGGCCCCCGCCAGTTCCGCTGTAATCTGTAATGCCGAGCGCGTCACCAATGCCTCCGAAGAAGTCGCCCACTTGGCCAAAGTTGCCAACTCCGTCAGCGCCGCCGCCAGTGAATAGACCTATGTCTGTAGTTTGACCCGGCACAATTGTTCCTCGGCCGCCTGCAACGGACGGGCCAAGGTCATAGCCCAAGTCAACTGACGTGCCATCGTCAAACTTTAATACAGCTGGGGCCGAAGGGTTCAGTGGACTCGAATCATAGTACTCACGCACCTCTGGGAAAGTTGAGGGCGTATTGTCAACATATCCCGGCGGACGTACATCTGTGGGGGTTACTATTGTATAAGGCGTTTCTTCGCCGCTAAAATCAGTTGACGTGAAAACAGCGCCTTCGGTAGGTGATGTAGGCACTCCTCCGTAAACCGGGCCGGGAGCAACCGGTGTAACAACCGGTGTAACAACAGGTGGAGTGACAGGTGGAGTGACAGGTGGAGTGACAGGTGGAGTGACAGGTGGAAAATAAGGGTCGTCTCCACCACCAGCGCTAATCCCACCCAAATCACCCGGAGTGGACGCTACGGTGTAATCAACTGGAGCTTGCATGTTTGAGCCGGGAAGGCCTGTAACTGGGTCAATAAAGAAACTTTCTGCATATCTCTTTTGTCCGGGGCGAGCTTGCCCAAAAGCCTCAAGGGCTTGCTCATATATTGGCAGAGCAGAATAGCCACGCACACCGCCTGCGTATGTCGTTGGCGCTGGCATACCACCAGAAATATCTTGCATTGACATTCCACCACCGGGCAGGCCAAAAGCGCCAGCTGCTTGTGCCGTGCCTTGAAACGCAGCTTCCTGCATAGGAGTAAACGCAGCAACGGTTGGGCCATACTCAGGGATAAATCCCAACCTTCTGATTTTATCAGCTTCGGTCAGATTGCGCCGCGCCGCTTTCTCAATGTACTCTGGGACTTCAACTGTTGAAGAGGTTGATCCACCTTTTGACATTATTCAAACTCCTTAACATAGGACGTGTGCAGTGGCTTCCAACCGTGCTTCGCCAATGGTTTTTTCCAGCCAAAGCGACCAGTCATGGTTAGGGCCGCGCATCCTTGCGCTTTTGCCCACTCTATCACATCGTTGTGCATATCCAAAATTTGCTCCAATTCACCGCCGCCAAGGAACACGTTTAAAACTTTCTTTCGCGGATATACCACGATTTCAGTTACTATGCACCCCTTTGGCGTTGGCCACAACTGCATCGTACCCTTTTGCAAGCCAACAACCACATCCTCAAAGTTATGAGTGCCACCGCTGTAGCTTAAAGCTGCCTCAATCCAAGGCTTGCAGCGCGCTAGTTCTTCACTCATCCGTGCAACCTCGTTATTGCAATAGTGGACGCTGGTGCTGCGGGTGCAAATGCAGTTGCCGCAGTTGCATCAAGAAAACCGCTGGTGCTGTCAACGGCCCACATAGCTTCCAAGTAATCTCCAGCGGAAAGGTTAAGTATTGCAGATCGGCTAACCACAAGAGTTGCGCCATTTTGATGTAAAGCGTTTTTCATAGTCGAACCCGCAAGGTCAACTCCGTTGACGCGAGGCCAAAACCAGAAGTTTACAGTTGAACCGGATGTGGACGCAATCTGCGCTGAAAAGCTAACCATGTACTCGCCAGCTTCCTCAAACACCAAGCGCGAGGCTGGTGTGCCGCTAGTAATGCCATCAGATGATGATAAAGTGTACGTTAAAGCGTACGCTGTGTTTATCGCAACAGCTGTTTGGTCAGTTGTAATTGAGCCGCTGGCATTGCCGTCCTCTAACACAACCTGAACCCACGCGCCGTTCTTACTCACGACAGGATACAAGTTTTCTCTGTCCCACATCAACGTGCCATCATCGGCAGCGCTTTCGTCGCCAGTCTGCTGAACCAGCGCAGAACGGGTTTGCGAGAGGTACGACATCATGCGCCGACCCCACGTCTGCCAGTCCTTATCTCGCGGCTCTGGTGGACGGTTTTGCTGCGTCATCGACGGCCACCGCCAACAGCTTCAAGACGATTAATGCCAACGCGCCAATCAGATAAGCGCTGACCCTCAACGCGCATCCGCACTTGACGCCCGGTAAACCGCACAGATGTCGGGTTGCTCATGGAGTAAGGCCCGTATGACCGCTCAGTGCCATTCGGGTAAAAGCGCGTCTTAAAGACGGCATTTACGTCACCTTGCGACTTTTCATCCGGCAGAAGCTCAGTCACGCTCATAACTTGATCCCCAGCGCCAATGCGGAACGGACCTGTCTCGGCGTAAGGTGTCAACGCACCGTAATCAAAGCCAATCTCATGCTCGTAAATCTTGTAATCCGCTGGATCAGCCATCATTGGCTGGCGGAATGCGCTGCGGTCAACGCCAGCTGTGCGGGCCAGCTCGCCAATGTACCATGTGTTTTCTGTGTAATTAAACGTCACATAGCGATTGTTTTCCGTTGATGCCGCGCTTGGGTAAAACCAAGTAATCTCACCAAACATGGAATTAGACATTCCAAACGATTTACTGATCTGGCCACGGTTGATGTCGTTGAAGACATAATCTGACACGTCGCAGGGTAACTCCTGAACCTGCCCACCCTGATACAGATAAAACGAATTAACGCCCATCCAGAATGCACCCGCATCCACAACAACGGCAGCCTGTTTTGCTGCAAGCCCGCAGGACGTGCCAACGCGCTCAATGCCGTAAACGTATGGCGGGCCAATGTAGTTAGCAACGTGGGCATCGCGCGTTGTCAAAAGCAAGGTTTGACCAGCAACAGTCAAGCCCTTCATCAATGCGCCAGACGTGTTTAGCTCAAGATCACCCGCCTCGTTTGTAGCGGCTGGCGTCCATGAATTGTTATCCTCACGGTCAGACCACTGCACTTTGCGAGGGTTGCCGCCCGCGCCAAGCGCAAACAAAAAGCGCTCTTCAGTTACAACGCAACCAAGATTACTTGTCGGCGCGTTAGACAACACCGCAGCGGGCGTGCCTGTGGCGAGCTGCCATTCGTAAATCTTGCCATCGTCCTCGTTGCACGCCAGCAAGTATTCGCCCCACGTTTCCAAATCCCAGCTGGTCGCTGGCTGAATGCGAACTGTGTCAGGCCGGGCAATGCCGTATGCGTATGCGCCAAACTCCGCGCCGCCGTAGCCTGTGAAAGATATTGCGTCCTCACGCCCAGCAGTTAATCCAACCGGGGTAATGTCATATTGAACGCCAGTCTCGGCCCAAGCATAAAGTTTGTTGTATGTGCCAGCGGCAATCCAGCGGTCGCTGCTATTTGTGTTCCAAGTAGTTATGCCGCGTATGCTTGCGTTTGCAGCGTTGTTGTTGCGCGTGCGCCACCCGCCTACCGGACGCATAACGCCGTCATGCCAGCGAATAAGGCTTGCATCACGCCAACGGCCCATACTCTGCAAGTCAGTGCCGTTGCGATAGACGCCAGCTGGAATGTTTAGATCAATTAAAGCCATTGTCGCCTCTCGGAAAACGCATTGCGGCCAATATAGCACAT